GGAGGCCGTACATAGTACGGATATGAGTACGAGTATGAATACGAATAAGGATAATAGCCGTAGCTGTTGTAGTAGCTAGATGGACCCGGTACATTGTAAAACTGTGACCCCATTGGAGGCCAAATCGAATAACCAGCCCACTGTGCATATGATGCGTTTGACAACATCAGCATAGCTAATACAAATAAGCTTGCAATTTTTTTCATAATATTTGTCAACTCAGTTGAGATATACTATTATACTACATCATGCAACAAAGTGCAACCTTACTATTCCTTGCCAATGTTGGTTAACTGCGATGCTATAATACTTATTACTTTGGGAGATTGTAAAACTTCATAATGATCCAAGTCAATTTCGATCAGTTTCATTTGACCATTGAGATGTTTCATGCTGGTTGATGTCACTACACCGTCATTGGCCATGTTGATGAAGGGACTAGATCCTCTTATTGTGACAATGTTAGACCAATTGGCAGGAACTGTCATGCTGGGCATACTTGATATGATTGTGTTGCCGGGACTGATATCTTTTAGCAATTGACTGTTGGGCAAAAACATTCTGGCTATATCAGCTTCATTTGATCCACCATATGGTGTACTCAATGTCACTGCTCCGGCTACCTTGTTTGGCATGTGCTGAGATAGATGCAACGCATACACGCCGCCCAAACTGTGCGCAACAAAAAATATTGGGCCTCGAACTTTCTTTAAGACAACCAGCATTTCTTCAAGATTAGCAACAAAGCCATTGGTGCTGCTGTAATTTAAAACTGTTGATGATTGGGGAACATGTGTCTTGATGTAGTTAAAGCTGGTTGAAGTAGCATTAGCTCCGTGAATATAGACTATCTGCATAGTGCTACGCTGTCTAACCGCGTTTGTTCAACGCACGTTTACTCATGGTGTTGACAACATTTTGTGCGTTAGTTACGCTCATGGTACTATCGGCTGTTTTGTCACCTTTAAAAATAATTTCGTCACCTTCTACATTGTCAATGAGGTTGCTCAATGGCGGAAGACTAGCTTGACTCAGCAACTGATCTTTAGTAAAGCTGATGCCCATGTCACCGGCTATCTTTAAAAATGCCGAAACTGATATTTTTTTCTGGCCCCCGGTGTCTTCTGCCCGCGCCAACAGGAACTGGCTTAATGCAACCAGTTCCTCTGAATCGATAGTTGACGTATCAAATTCAACTAATCTCATTATCTGCGTTCACGGCCAAATGTTGCACCAAAGTCCTCGTCGTCTTCTTCGTTGTCGTCACGCGGAGGTAATTCTGCATCAAGTTCTGCATCAACATCAATACCGTCAACACCAGTGTCTTGCTCCATGTCCAGCTCATCATTGCCGGGGACAACAGGCGCCTGTCCAGTCAATACACCTTGTGCGCTTTCCATTTGTGTTTTGCCTTCCTGGATAGCTGTCAACAATTGTGATAATGCAGCAGCTGTAGAATTTTGAAACTGCGTTGCTTGGTCTGTACCCATGTCATTTTTGACAGAATCTGTCAAGGCCGGCAGTTCTTTGAACTGCATTTCACTAATGTCTTCAATCATGCCCTGTATACGGTCTATCATGTCTTGTGCTGCCAAAACCACTTGTGCTTGTTGCAGTTCGCTTTCTTTGACCATGCGACGCGGCTTTTTGACAGACTCTTTCTTTTGAGTTGCAATAGCAGTAATCATCTTGGTTTCGTCTGGTGATAAATTTTGACCAGTTTGGGCCTTCTTCAGTGTCGTCTGCACTTTGGGATCTTTGGTGTCCATTGGCATCATGATTACACTGTCCTGTTGTTCTGATATGTGAGCAGAAATTCCCTGCTCCATCATGACTAGACTCAGGTAAGCAGGATCTCGCTCACTGCGGTGAAATGCCGTAGTTGACCGATGTTCAGCAATCAAGCAACGCACACGTTTCAGCATGTAATGTGCTTCAGAAATTGACATTTTGGAAAATGGTAATTTTTGCCCAAGACGTGATTCTAAAATATGTGCAACTTTATCTTGTGGGCGTAGGGTTTCTAGGTCTTGCAGTTTCATCGCGAATGAATCCTTTTATTTGCCAGTATTTAGCCAAATTAATACATTTGGTCAATTGATTTTCCATTGCCTTCAAGTTGGATTGCTTGTGTATCAACTTGGCAATTACAATCTCTTGTCGAGATGAGTCGGTAATTCTGCTGGTCATTTTTTGGGTGATTGCAACATCATTTCTGATGGCGTTGCATTGTTGATCTAGGTCAGAAATCTGTCTAGCAGTATCAAACCTTTGCAGTTTGTCAGCAATACACCAGGCTACTGCAGGTTGAATGCTGGAAAACTTTCGTGAGTCACGCAAGTATTTTGTTACAGTGCAGGTTTTGTTGGCATTTTTTACCACAGTATAGTAATTAAATAATTCATAATTACCATCTACCTTGATCATGGCATTGTGACTCAATGATTCTAAATCGCCTTTGACTATCTCTGCCAGTCGATCTATAGCCTGTGTATTTTTCATTTTATCACGAACTCCGCCACCACAAAACCAAGTACTGCTAATAATGTACCAATTATACCAATTCCCCAATTCAATATTTGATCATTGCGTTTGTTCATCATCTGGGCCATCATGTCACTGATGTTGTCAACTGTCTTATTTAGATCACTTATCTTGCCTTCCACTATTTCTAATTTTTCTTCTAGAAAACGATAGCGTTCTGCACACAATTCTACATGTGCTTCTAGGTTTTTCTTTTCTATATCTGTTGAGTCAAGCATGTTGTAAATTCCTATTATGAAATATTTAGCTTAACTCAGTTATAACATCAAACCAAATGTTGGGCTCAGACTCAGGCTGAAATACCGAAACAGACCCGTTACCAACGGTGACCATGACTGGAACTCCATCACAATCTTGTTTCAGCAAGGCCACTGGATCAGTATTAGACGCAACAGCAGCCGAATCAACTATGTCAAATTCAAATTGCCAAGAGTCTTGGCAAATTGTTGGTATTGTTATGTTTTCAGTCAGTGTCCTTAACGAGATGATCTGATTAATCGTTTCCCAATTACTTTGCTGAGCGCGAGCTTGGTGCCATGCCAAATCAGAATCTATCAATCGATCGGTGCTGTCGCGGAACGGCATACGAGATTTGTAAAATTGATTCTTGACACCTGTGGCAGTTATATCAACAGTGGTAGTGCAACGTATTCTTAATATCATGTTGCAATATTTAACCACAAAAAAATAACCCCAAAAATTCTGAGGTTACTGTTAATAACAACAACTGACAGATTTGATTAGCTAGTTGCTAATTTGAAACCAATAGCAGTTGCACTTGCAGCACCGTTGACACCAGCAACATTGGCTGTTTGAGCAGTAGCCAAGAATGCAGCAGCGTCAGCATAGGCACCGGTTGGGTACACAGCAAAGCTGATCTGTACACCGTCAACTTGATACATTGCAACAGTAGCTGTTGACTGAATTGACTGAATTACATTAGCAACGTAGCTGTTGACACCTTGTAATGTGGCATTGGTGTTAGCACATGTTACTTGAAAAAAGTCCAGCTTTGGGCCTGCTGGCTGAACTGGGGTAGCGGCTGTAGATGCACCGGGTGCTACTTTGCCGTTTTGAACGTCTAATGCAAATACTGGTTGTGCATCACCATTGAATCGTGCGATTTGTGACATTTGTAAATCTCCTTAGTAGTTAGGCATTTGCCTTACTTTTATTTAGTCTGATTTCAAAAAAGATTCACACCCACTTTATGACAATTCGGGATTGTTTTTTGCAAAGTTAGCAGAACTAAATCGCATACGGTCTACAAATTTCATACCGTTGCCAACATAGCCTTCATGCCCAGGTTCATCGTTGATCGAGGCCTGCACTTCATGCCCTTGGGAATCCAACTGTTGTACTAGTATGTTTTTCAAACTTGACAAGTCCAGGAACGCTTGAAATACTGCTGCCAGTGCTATCTTGTTTTCGGTTGACCACTCAAATATTCTAGGTGCCTTGGTTGGTGATTTTCCTTTGACCCACTCCCCAAACCCACCCATAAGGTTGGTGTAACTACCGCTTCTGACTCGACTGTTGATGTAGGTTTGTATAAGTTGAGGGAAATCACTAATCTTACGAGCACGTAACTCTTGAGGATCAAACAATCGATCAATTCCTGTACTGTACTGTGATATTATTTTTTCAACATCGTTAACTGTACGAGCAGGCAACTTGATTGCGTTGGATTCTTTGATGGTGGGGTCTAGCATTAACAATCCCGGTACTGGATTGAATTTGTCGGCAGTGATCAACTGTGCAGATGCGCCAGGCTCAGACAAATACGTATGAACTGCAACTGCTGCGCTACTTTGTGCTATTCTCTTGCCTAATTCGCTGTCAACTGGCACACGATAAGCTACTGTGTTGGGCTGAAATGCCCATTGTCCGTTTTGTTCATCTGGTTTGGTTGCGTACATCAAATCACCTAGCACATATCCGCGAAAGTCAGGCGACAGGGAAGAACGTAACATGGGAAACAGACGTTGATAGATAGCAATTAATTCGCCTCGCTCACCACCTCGTTGTTGCATAATTTGTGCAATCTGTTCAGGGCTGGTGGCAAGCCCGTCATAACCTTTGGCTAAAAATCCTGACTTGTCTGTCAGCACAAACTCACCCGATGGTTTACGTCCAAATATAATGGCTGGCTTTCCATCCCATTTGACTGTGGCTGTGTGTGGCTGTGCAGCAGAAGATTTGATTCCGGACAACGCACTTTTTAATCCGCGACTGCCGGCTGTGAACACCATGTCTTCGGGGTGTTCAATGCGAACACCTTCCACAATGACTTGCATGCCTTGATTCACTATACGGTCTCTTAGACGTGCCATTATACTGGCATCGGACTCAGCTACTGTTTCTTCTTCAAATGGAGTTCCAGTGCGTGCCATATGGTCGCGAAAGTCTGCTAGTTTTTGTTCTTTTTTTGGATCATTTTTTAATTTTGCCACAATTTTTTCCACAGACCCTAGGTCTGCAGCATTGGCAGATGGATTCAGCAACAATTTTGCCAATTGATCTATGTTGTCAGTAATTAATTCACCAGTTGCTCTGTCTTCAATACCGGTATTTTGATTTAGTTTATAACCCATGCTTTTGGCCATGCTGTTGATCAGTATGTTTCTGGTGGCACCTTTGTAGGTGCTGTCTTGGTCTTGACGCAAAATAAACTTGCTGAAATCCGGCTTCTTGACAAACATAAAATCAGTCTGCACAAATCCAGTACCGGATCGTCCTGCAATGGGAGTTTTAAAATGTACGCTGATGCCGGATTTTCTGACCCAACTTTTAGGGTCTTGCCCTTGTGATGTGACATACTGACTCAACTGATTAAACAGTTCGTCCTTGCTGACCTTGTTGGCATCAACTGCTAGATCCAGGTCACCTGATGTGGCTTTTAGTCCAGTACTGCCCAACATGTTGTCAAGCAATGGCAACCCAGTAACTGTTTCTAGCCAGGCCACAGTGGGCTTTACATCAGTTTGATTGATTCGTTGTGTTTCAGGATTGCCTGTGCCATCCTTGAATATGTTACCACCTTCGTTAATTTGCATCAGTTCTTCTCACTGTTCGGGTAAATTTGCCTGGGTCTTTGTCCCGAATGGCATTTAAAAGCTTGCGCACTAGATTCTCTGCGTCAGCTTGGTTGTAGTTTTGTTCAATCTGTTCCACTAGTCGTATAGCACTGGCAATAACATTATCAGCTCGGCCTTCGATAATGTATCGACGATCACGATCATCGTATTTTTCGTGATACATAGTATCAAGTTCTTCTAGGATACTGCGTGTTTTTTTCTGCATGACGCTGAAACCTTTTTATTATTTATTACTTTAATGTGACTGCCTCTGATTGCACAGGTTGTTATGATGCCTTGATCACTCCCAACAACTGTTTCAGTTTGCTACTTTGTACGTCTGCACTGACTTTGGCAGTTTCGTTGTTTGTGTTGACGTGACTGCGTGTTTTAATTGAATCCAATATGCTGGGTTTTGACCCGCCGAACCCACGACTGTCATCTTCGTCGCCGCCGGAATCAGATATGCGCATGGTTTCAACATTGTAATCTAAATCTACTTTATTGCCTACACCTTGACTACTGCGTGACTTCATACACTGCATTTGGTATTTGCCACGTTCACGCATGGTTCTGCTGGTGAAGATGCCAAACACGAAGTCTGCTGTGTTGATCTTACTGATACCACCTGCAATATGGCTATGGTCAAACTCAATTTCTTCCACTGCACTTCGATTCAACTGACTGGCTGTTATCAACAACACATTAAGTTCAATTGCAAGATTACGTAATTCTTCTGCAGAATACTTGTCTTTGATGAATTGATCGTTGGGGTTGACTTTGACCGACACTGGCATGACCAAGTCTAGATAGTCCACTATCACAAAGTCAACTTTGCAATTGGTTTGTATTTCATATTCTTTAATAAAGCTGCGCATGTCATTGATATTGCTTTGCGCTGGCAATCGCTTGATTTGATACGATCCTGACTTTTTCCCAGCCATTTTTATTTTGAGTTCAGTATTGTCCAAGTCCTTGCGTATGTCCTTGGTACTGGAATCAGTCAACATGGCTGCAGTACGCAGGCTACACAGTTCTTCTGACAACTCCAGGGTGATGTAAACACCACTCAGCCCCTGCTGTATCCAGTTCAATGCCAGATTCATCATGACCAATGATTTGCCAGACCCGGATCCACCAGCAAAAATATTCAACTCACCTCGGCTGAATCCACCATACAAGATTTGATCCATCTGTGGCCAACCAGTTGACACCTGTCCGCCTTGGTTAAAATACTTGTTGAATGTTTCTTTGGGGTTGGCCCAAAAGTCTGTGCCCAGGTCTTTTGTAAGACCAATCTGCACTGCATCCTTGATCAGTTTTTCAACAGGAGCGTATTCACCTTTTTCCAGCAAGTCAGCACTTTTTAAAATTGCTCTTTCCAGTTCTTGTCTGCGAGTAAAGCCTTCGAACTCTTCCAGGAACCAATCAAAATGCCCGTCATTTAGGTCAGGTATGGCTTGAAGATTGACACCAGTAGTGGCCTTGATCTGACTGCGCTCGGGCATGGTCTTGTGATCATCACAGTGTTCCATGATAAATTGTGCTGCTGGACGCAGACTGCGATCAAAATTTTCTGGATTGTAGATATTTTGAACTCGTACATAACTAGCAGCATCTTCCAGCATCATTTCTAGAAAAAGTCGCTGAACATCTACACTGTAATCTTTAAGCATTCTATTCTCGTTAATAATATTGACCAATCTTGAGTGATTTTTTCCAGTCGGTGCCACGACGTTTGTCAATCTCCGACAGGCGCATGATCCAATTGTCATCTTGTTTGGCATTGTTGTCTGTACCTTCCAGCAATCCAGAAAAGATATCAATGCCTTCAATAGAGTGTTGTGCAATTGATATTACTTCGGAACTCGCTAGAGTAGGACGGTAATTATACGCTATTTGCCAATTGAAATCAGACTGATCACCTTCCCTATTAGATACCAAATTCTCCTGAAACCACTGCCACACTTCTTTGATTTCTAGTAAATTATAACACCCAACAGTGACATTAAATCCGAACATGACATTACTTGGTAATTGGGACTTCATCTTTAAGATATTGCCGGCAGTGTCTTTCCATTTTCCTGGCCAACGTATGTATTCATATGCATCACCGGTACCATCAATGCTAAAAAACAACTTGACTAAATTTATATTTTTCCAAAGATCTATTACTTCGTCAGACGGATAAATTGTTCCGTTTGTGTTGTAACTAACAAATAGTTTGTTTTTATTACGATCAATTATTTTTTTTAAAAAACTTACATGGTCGGAGTTAATTAACGGTTCACCGCCGTTAAAATGTAGTTTTTTAAGATTGCCGGCATCAACTGATAATAAAAAATCATTTTTACTTAAAGAAGATTTTCCAATTTTTATTAGATCATGTTTTGACAAATTTAGTTCGGTTGCCCAAAAACTACTGTTGTTGGGCCCACACATAATACATGCTAAGTTACATGCCCATGTTGTACTGTAGTCCAAGCTCTCTAGCTTGATGTCCGAATAACCGGATTTAATATTATAAAACTCAATTGCACTTTGTCGTCTACTTTTAAGTCCTGCATCCTCGGCTGCCCAGCATCGGCTACAGGCATCCGGTTTTACCCCACTGTCGAATTGATCACGCAACGACTCTAAATAACTGTTTTTCTTAAAATCAAACTCTTGATTAAGAAAAGTCTTTTGGGCTGATTGGCAACAAGGGGAAATCGAGATCTGATCGTTATTATACCGACCGACGTACAGGCCACGATAAATTTCCGGGCACCAATTATCCAAATGTTTTTGCAATTTGTCTTTTCCTTAATTCTATTTTTATACGACTTGTTTCTCTGGCTTGCATTATGGCCAGCAAAGTTGCCAGTCGACCATGCTTTATTACAGCGTCATTGACGTCTTTACAATCTGCCCAATCGGGCATACTTACTGCCCAGCCCAGTTCTATTGCACGATCCACCAGTTTCATTCCTGCTGAATCCTGATCCGGCACCACTGTGATTTCTTTCCCCAGGATACGGATCAGCCTGGCTTGTGCATCAGATATTTCGTTATGCATTAGAGCAAGACCCGATATACTTAATGCATCAAACACACCTTCCACTACAATTGCATGTTGCCAGTTGTCATGTTGCAGGTCGGTTCCAAACACATACCCCGGCTGAAAGTCATTTATATACCTGGGATTACGATTATCTAAAAATCTCACTGTACTGCCCACAATACGATTGTTGTAGGTAAACGGAACAACCACTCCGACCCGACCGGCATCACCGTAACCAAATCTCAACACAGGATAATCACCGGGAACACAACGGTCACGAACATATTGCCATTCTGGCATGGTGTTGTCTAACAACTCGCCAGGCGGTAATTCTGTATCTCGAAACTCAATATCTGCAATCGCATCAAATGTTTTCCGACTGTCAATCATGCCCTCAATACTGCGATGACGCAGGCTTTCCAAATTGAGTCTTTCGATTTCTTCTTGCGGTACATTCAACCAGGCCAACAGTTTACGAGCTTTGAATGTGAGGTTCCGCCCCAATATGAAACTGGCAGTGAATTGACAATTGAAACAGTGATAACTCCACCCTTCTGAGTTGATCTTGATACCGCCGCGTTTTCGACGATCAGCTGATTCACCATTATGTACACAGCAAGGCGCGTTGAAGCTGACCCAACCAGAACCTGTCTGTTTGCGTTTACCGGGCAAGTATTGAACTAGATCAATCATGCATTAATTATAACACAACTCCAGACTGAAATCAATTATTATGGTGTATATTGGCGGTATTGGTTGCAGTGCGACTGCAACCGGTGAGCATTATCTATATTGAATTAGCGATACATTACCGCTGTTGGTTTCCAAAGACAGTCGTAGATTGGGATGAAACCCTGCTACATTTATAGCTCGACGGTCATTTGAGTTTGAGAAACTCAAACTAGCAACTTCTGTGTCGGACTCTAAGTCTTCAAAGTCAACTGTATACCATTCTGTTGTTTCGGACATGCCGGATGTAGTTCCTTCAACTTGAAGGTTCCCGGTAAAGTTATCAAAATCCAATTGGAAGGTAGTAAGACTCCGGCCATCTGTTTCGACTACGCTGGAATAATATACTGAATCCGTTGGTGCCTGAGCTGGTATGGTCAACACAGCACTGGCAACAAATGCCGGTAATACGCTGTCAACAATGTCTATATCGCCTCGAGCACCAGCATAATCATCTGTGAATACTGCTTGACTCAAATCACCACTGGCAACTTCAATGCTCCAACTGGCAGGTTGCGAAAGAAAATGTCTAGTATCTTCAGCTGGAATAGTGACTTTGGATCGACCTGTTCCAGCATTTAATACAGTCAAGTCTCGGGAATAAAGTAAATTTTTGCCATTCTGGCTAATAATCCGAAAAGTAAATGTTGAACCTGTGATGTTGACTGGACGTTGATCTTGATTCTGAAATTGGAATAAGATAACATTGTCAACACCTAGATTTAGTTTTAAGTTTTTTGCATACACTGGGCGCCACCTCGCATCAAAATAGTTGCCACTGGTGTCAATCATTAAAACCTTCTGAGTTTGTTGATATAAATAGGCAGTGGTTACATACATTAGGAATCTCCAACAATATTTATGGGCATCAACATTATCGAACAACTAAGTGAAAAATACCCGTTTATGACCCTATGCGTCTACTCTGGGGTCGAGTATGTTGGCGTGGTTCAAAACTGTGACGACATAGTAACTACTATTTACGACTTTGGCAACATTTCAGATCCAGATCAGAAACATTTGTTTTTAGAGTTGGCCAATATTTGGTGGTGGGAAAGCAATCGAAGTATACCCATCAACATATTTCTGCGTCAAGAGTGGGAGTCTTTTAGACCGTATCGTCGAACGTTTGTCAACAAAGACTTAGAAATTATATGTGGTCCTGCATGCAGTCTAGCTGATTTGTCACGCAAAAAAAATAAAAAGAAATCAATTACTCTGGTCAAGAAGGCTGTTTAACTTCTAGATCTTCCAACAAATTCATATGTAGGGCCACTAACGTTGCATAGCCAATTGCGTGACTGTGTTTGAATGTATACCCTTGGCTGTCATCCCCATTCCATACTGATTCAAACACTGTTTTCCAATCTTTATTTTGCAAGTGGGCTTTGCCAGGTCGAATAATGCTGATGAATGCCGCCATTCTAGCAATTGAATCTGGTTGCATTGATTTTAGCAAATCAGTGTAGTTACCTACGTGTATCAGTTTCTCTGCCCACTCATTGTCCGACCATAGCCGTTGCCAATTTGGTTCCATGCTCAGCATGAGTTCGTAATGTGCAGGATTGTGTACCAACTTATACACACTCATATTCAACAGGTCTATTTTGAAATATCCTCGTTGCTCTGCTGTGTTGTATTCAATTGCTGAGCAATGATTCACTGGATCTTGCGGAATATCTGTAACATAAATTCCACTGTTGTGTAGTTTTACTTTGGAATCGCTTAGATTCTGTCGTGCAGGTATGTGTTGTATTAAACTTAATAAATTCTGCCGATCGGCCAAATCAATATCAATATCTGCGCTCATAATATGGATAATTCCTTAAGTTTAGGGATTAATATTTCTTTAGCAAACGCTAGATGTGCATCAGGACCATAATGCCCAATGTCAGCAGGATTAGTTGAGTCTAGTGGATGAAATTTATTGTTGCAACACCATTGACAAAAAGAAAACGTCTCAAAGTCAAATATTCGAGGATCCTGTATACGAGTTTTGAAGAAATCTAGAAGATGTTCGGTTTCTAACTTTTCTGCCAATGGTGACTGAAACATACAATACTCTATGTTGTGCTGTTCTAACATTGTCTTGAATAGCATAACATCCATTAGAAAATTAATACGTTCCGCATAAGGGCTGTAAAAATATGCACGACCCTCGCTCCATCGTTGCAAAAACTTTTTATCTACTGAGTAGTTGTTGTTCCGTACCATTAATTTATCATCGTACAAATTACGTTTCCAGTTTAATTCATTAGAAAACTGGTGCGTACGAAAATTTGATTCTTGCTCTGCTCGATCTTGAGTAAGGTCGTTAATCCATAGTTCGTCTCTGATTTCAAAACTAAATCCTATCAGTGCAATGATTTTCTGTGTTGGATTATGTTCGCGTAGCAATAGTAAATCGTGGCATGAAGATCGGATGATACGTCGATTACATGATCCAGATATTGCATTATTAATTACAGCCCCTTGTACTGAGTTTGCTACATGGTGAGCATATGTGTCGGTTGCCATGCAGGGTCGATAAGCTGGATCGCTATAGCTATCACCATTACAGTAAATTAAAGGAAAATTCAAGTCTGCGCTCATGTCACCATCCGGCCTTTGCCAACATTTCTTTGGCATATACAGTATCGTCAGCATAGTCTTTGAATCTATGTTGCCAATATTCTGTGTCAATTGCCACCCAAACAGTGGCCACTTGG